AAGCCCATCCTGGTCCGAACGCTGGCGAAGCGGGCATCCGGCGATGTGTACTTTGGTTGGGTTGAAGATAAGGACTATCCTGCTGTTGGTGACGTTAACTATGGTACCAGCTTCGATCATGGTTCTACCGGAACCTTACGTCCTGGTGCTGTTGACAATAGATATAGATATAACTATTAAGGATACCCAATATGGCCAAGTATAGAGAATCAGAGAAAAAAGATTACATGAAGTATTATAAAAAGACAAAGGCTGCTGGTAAGCCTACTCTTACCTTTGCTAAGTGGTTGGGACCTAATTGGAAATCCCCTAAGAAAGCTTCCAAAAAGACCAGTGGAGCAGCAAAAGCTAAGTCCAAGGATACTGTTAGGACTAAGGCTGTTTCCAAGGGAGCCTACTCTGCTGGGCTGACTAAAGAAGAGTTGGCTAAGTTTAGGGGGAAGTAATCTCACGAAATCCGTAGGATTTCAGTTAACTATAATTTCAAGGAAATTATGTGATGCAGAAGCTGGCTTTACCAATCAGGGGGATCTCAAAGGGTCTGACTGTAGCCGTGACTCCACAAGAGTATACCACGAATATTAGTAATGTCCGCCCTAGGGATGTTTTGGAACAGCGGATCAGGTTGGGACAAAGACCAGGATTAGCTAAGTGGTCTAGTGTACAAGTTGGTGCTGCTTCCAATCCGGTAGTAGCTATTTGCTCAGTTTCTTCAATTAGTTAGAGATTATGGCTGATCTAAGAGAAAACTATACTGGTGATCCGGGCGAAGAGTCTGGGCAGTTCTTCTATAATGATATCTTTTCAGAGGTTCACACCTATGCCCAAACCTTCTTAACCACTGCTGGTGGTAACATAGAGTATGTGGACATGCTCTTTAGGTCTTCCGTCGGCACTACCTCTGATACTGTTGTCAACATGTCCATACAGGCTTTGGATGGCGGCGGTAAGCCAGATGGTACTCCCTTAGAAACAGCTTCAATTACTATTCCAAAAACTCAGACTACTTTCACATATCAAACTTTGACTTTAGCCGCTCCTCTGACTGTTACGGACGCCACTAGCTATGCCATTGTTTTAGAAGCCGGCACTGCTGATGCAGATCATTTAGGACAAGTTGCTGCTAACGATACTGGAACAGCTTATTCAGATGGAGCAAAGTTTTATACAACAGATGGTGGAGCTTGGACAGAAACAGGTTCCTCAGATGATTTGGTATTCAAAAATTATGGTGCTGCTCATGCCAAAGCAGACAACCCAACTCCTACGGATGCAGATACCGAAGTTGACTTCTCTGGTGGTGTGCTTGACTGGGATGGGACAGGTGATACTTACACTGTCCACGTTGCAAATTCGGGTGGAGGATTCATAGCCTCGGACATAGTAGTGACCGATACCGCTGCTACAACCTACACTTTAACTACTGCCCAGAAGGCTAAGTTTGCTGGATTGACTGATGTGCTGTACTGGCGAGTAAACTCTACCAAGTCTGGATCAACTCTTACTGGAGATACTTGGACCTTTGACCCTAGACCAGGGAAGGCTTCTGTTCCTACTCCGACTGATGCAAATACCGGTATAGCCACTAGCACTGACTTCTCCTGGACCTTAGGAACTAATGGTACTACTAATGAATTGCTCATTGATGGGGCATCATACTTAGACAGTAGTGATGTCACTTATTCTATGACCTCTGATCTGTTTATTTATGAGGCTGCCGTCGTTTGGCGGGTAGATACCACTAATGAGTATGGTACTACCACTGGGGATACATGGACCTTTGATGCTCAGGCATTTGGTATGCTTAGAGTTTCTTACACCTTGATCCCTGGTGGAAGTGGTGATGGGCCTTATGACGCAACTCCTGGAACCGAAGGAACAGATTATTGGGTCACTGGTGACAACAACGTTATAACTGTTAAACGATTAGTAGTAGCCGCAAATAACAAAATTCACTATGAAAGCTTCGGATAGCAGGAGACTGTTTTGGCAATTGCAATTACTAATATAACCAATGTTCTCCGGTTAGTTGCCTGTGGAAATGATATAGCTTATTATGAGGATATTAACGTGGCTGCTGGAACTATGACCGCCTTAGCTGCAAGTGATGCTGACATTGATACGAGTGATAATCTCAATATGTTTGAGGGGTTCCAAAAAGTCTATGTAGTGAACGGAGCCAATCTTAAGGTCATTGATTTTAAGAATGCTGAGCTTACTCACGGGGCTTTGGGTACCCAACATGCTGTTGGTGATATTCTAACTCAGGCTGTCACAGCGGCTGTAATGGTGGTGGACTTTACTAACACTGCCAAGACTAAGACCTATGGGTATGTGACTTCTGGAACATTTAACTCTACTAACGCTGTAACAGGTTCTGGTTCTGGATCTGGCTTTACTCCCACTGGTACTGATACTGGGGTTCCTGGAGGTAATGATCCTCACTGGTATGATTGGACTGTCTATCCTGGTGGAGCTAGTGGAGCTATGATCGCCAAGGCTTATCTTGGTTGCTTGTATAGAGGCCGATGTGTGATTAGTGGCAATCCCAATTATCCATATCAGTGGTATATGAGTAAGGTGGGTGATCCATACAACTGGGTATATGGAGCTAATAATGCTCTATCTGCTATTGCCGGAAAGGATGGCAAGGCAGGAGAACTAGGCGATGTTATTAGAGCCTTGATTCCTTATCAGGATGAGTATCTCTTGTTTGGGTGTGCTAATTCCATCTGGGCCTTGAGAGGAGATCCCGCTGATGGAGGCTCACTTACGCCCTTGAATGTATCTATAGGTGTTTTTGGAAACCAATCCTGGTGTTTTGATGCTGGGATGAATCTGTACTTTGCAAGCAAGAGTGGAATACATAAGATCCCTTATGGGTTTGGCCCAATTCAGAATCTCTCTCAGTTTGTTCTTCCCAACCTAGTAGAGGATACCAATATTGATCCTGCTATCCATAGAATTACAATGGGATATGATAGAGAACGGGAGGGAATCCTAATCTCTATTACCACAATTGATACTGGAGCCAATGTTTGTTACTGGTATGATATAGGAACTGAGGGATTCTATCCTGAGTCCTATCCCGCTACTTGTGGTGCTTACTCAATGTTCTTTCACTCTGCTAATGATGACGCATATCGAAAGCTCCTTATTGGGTGTACAGATGGATACATTAGAAAGTTTGATGGAACTGCTAAAGACGATGTGACTACCAATGGGACTACTGCTATCTCATCTTACATGACGCTACCTATTATTACAGTTGAGGAAGACGATACTGATCTCAAGATAAATTCAGTGTTGGTGACTACTGCTGGGGGAGCAGCTGGTGGTGCGGCGTCTGATACAGACTCTGTTGATGTTGAAATTTACACAGCAGACGGAGCAGAGGAAGTAGTAGAAGCTATAGAGGATGGGGATACACCACTACACAATACTACAATTACTGGGCCTGGAAAATCTAATAGACTCAGGAATAGAACCAGGGGCAAAGCAATCGGAATTAGACTAGCAAATGATACGGCCACTTCTACTTGGGCTATAGAGCGGGTGTCCGCGAACGTAAAGGAAGTATAGTTATGATACAGTCAACAGGTTCAGGATATTCCAAGACAGCAAAGAAGAAACCTACTTCTTCAGGAGGAGCTTGGGGTGGGGGTGGAGCTATGAGCCCTGAAGACCAAGCCAATCAGGCCAACTTTGACAGAGAACAAGAGATCAGGAACCTACTAGATGAAGTCATTGGAACCTATTCTCCTGCAGGCTCTGGCGGTGGTGGTTCGTTTGGTGCTGGTACTGAGGCCATGATTGAGCGTCAGAAAACCAAGGCTATCGGACAGGGAACTCAGAGTTTGATTTCTTCTGGTCTGTATGGATCTACCATGACAGCTGGATTGGGAACCGCGTTTGAAGAAGACGTGGCAATGCCCACTAGGTTAAAGCTAGAGGACTTGAGAACCCAAAAATATTCAGATGCTTTGGGACAGAAGGCGGGCTTTATTGAAGGCATTGAAGATCAATCTCCCTCTTATGAGACAATGGCTAAACTTACTTCCCAGGCTAACTCTGCACCAGAATCTTCTCTTAGTGATTGGTTGGCACAGAATTTTGGAAGCACTCCTAATCCTACTAAGTCCGCTTCCTCACAAGCTAGTGCTCAGTCCGCTAAGGCTGAGACCTCCCGCTGGCAGAAACAACAGACTGGTAATCTGGCTAAATTGAAATCCCAATATGGATACTCAGTATAATGTCAGTGGGCTCAAGAGTACCATATATTGCTAATGTCATTCCTGAAGACTGGAACTCGGTACTGAGGTTCAGCCGGGATGTACAGAAGTATATGTCTACCCTGGCTAATTCTGAGCAGACTATCTACACCACAGAGCTATTCATCACAGGCAGCACTGCTTCTAGACTCTTGGCTACTGATGCTTCTCAGGAAGTAGTTAGTACCGATCTAGCATCCTGGGTCACAGGAACAGCCAATCAGGTTATAGTTACAGATGATACAGATGGAACGATAACACTCTCAACCCCACAGGATATTAACACTACGTCTAGTCCAACCTGGGTAAATAACACACTTACTGGATATCTTACAGCGGTTGGAAACATAACAAGTACAGCAGGAGAAATTCGTTCTGGTGTCCTAGATACTTATCGTGGCTTCTTTAGAGCGTATGGCCATGCTACTGGGAATGCCTGGGGTGGGACACTTTATCTTGAGCCTTCTGCTGACTATGATACCGACATTGGTGCGTATATTCTATCGGCCTATGAGGATGACTTCGTTATTCAGAGTGGTGGGGGAACAAGCTGGTTCAGGATTGATGGGCCAACGGGTGGCATTACAATTGCCGGGACTCTTGAGTCAGTTGGTGTTGCTACTCTAGCTGATGCTTCTTTGTTGAAGACTAGTGCCGCACCTACTACTGATGCAATGATTGCCAACAAGAAGTATGTAGATGACTCTACTGCTGCTCCTGCTGCCCACGTACATGACGGAGACACCCTACAGTTAGATGGAATCAATAGTGATGGTGGAGCCTTTTCCTTTGATACAACTGGAACCGTAACCTTTAATGAGTCAATAACAATGTCCGCTGGCAAGGACTTAACAATTCCTGGTCACATTATCTTCAATACAAACAACTCTTACATTGGCTTTGCCAACCCAAGGATTACCTTCAATGATACAGATGACCGGCTTGAGCTTACTGGTGGTTTAACTGTTTCTGAGGGTGGTGTCTTCCAAATAGCTGGGGATGATCTATCGGTAACAATCAATGCTCATGCCTATTCCGCATTACAGGTAGTAAATAATAGGTCAGCCCAGAACACTGACTCTGCTTTTGACTTCTACAAGTCACGGGGAACACCGGCTCTCCCAACAACAATCTTAGATGGCGACTGGCTCACTAAGTGGAGATTCTACAGCCATAATGGCACAGCGTTCGCACAGACCGGCGGATTCATATATGATACGTATGATATCGGTAATAATTACGGAAAGTTCAAGTTCTACTACTATGCGGGGAATACGTTTTTCCATTTTGAAACAGGGGCCGAGTACACCAGAATAGGTGATATCACAAATGCTGATTATATCAACATAAGTACCGCTAACGGCGACTTGACTTTTGTTGGGGATTCTGGGTTCTACCCCAGACGTGTTACTCAAAGTGCAGAGCCAGCTAATGGTACTGGCGTTACACAGATCGATGTAGGGGAGCTTATAATCTGGAGAGATCCAGATGACAATAAAACATACCTATTGTATCAGGATACTGACGAAGGTGTCAGAAAATCGGAGATGACCTAATCATGGGAATAGAATTCAAACATGGAGCAGCAGAAGTTAAAGCACTGGCAGCACAAGCTGGGAAAGCTCAGGCTGCTAACGTTGCATTGAATCAACGATTCACAAAAGATATGGCAATGATGGACTACCAGTTCAAGCTTGCTGGCGAGCAGAGAGCTAGAGCTTGGGATCTTGAGAAGATGGAGATCGCTTCTCGGAATGATTTCCAGCAGGAGGAAACTGCTAGGGTTCAGAAACAACAGCAGTGGAGCCTTATCAAGAAACAGATTGAGGATTCAGATATTCTAAGTGAGCCACAGAAAGAACAGGCCCTACATGAGAACTTTATGAAGCTTCATGGCGGTGTGGTTCCCAGGCAGAAAAGTGTTGAAGAGCAAATGATGGAAGCTGCATTCAATGGCCCACAAGGTGGTGGAAAGACTGGAGGACCAACACAAGGGTCGCAGGATACTGCTCAGTCTAGTCCAGATCCCGGTCGTTCCCTCGGCGTTGTTGAAACCCCAGAAGGTATGCAAGTTATGTCCCCAGATGGTGGGATGAAGCCAATCAATCAAAGCGGTATGGTCAATGTAATTAACCCTAGTGGTGAGAGAGTTAAGATTAAGGGCTCACAGTTACAAGAGGCTATCGCAGAAGGATACCAGTTTATTGGTGTGGCAGCTTCTTCTATGGGACAGACCACAAAGAGTCCCACTACGACTGCTCCTCGACAGAAGGATTCCTCATTTGATTTTGAGGAAGATGTACTTGCTGGAATTTTTGGTGCGGACACCACTATTAAGTCCAGAGACGTAACAACAGAGGACATCTCCAGGATGGGTTGGAACCCAAGATCCAAAACTATAAAACCTAAAAATAAGAAGCCCTCTGCTCTTCGTAAATTACTTCCTTGGAGTAAATAATTGTGGCAATAGAAGAATTCCCAAGTACATTTGAAGAAGAAGTAGTTCCTTATTTTCCTGAGCACAATGACTCGACCCTGGAAATATTTGGTAAAGGTCTGGTTAAAAGTTTTCTGAACATAGGTGCAGGGGCTGTTGGTACTGTTGAAGAACTGGCAGAACTTACTCCTTGGGTTGATGAAGAGAACTACTTAACTGGAATCCGTGAGAATATTAGGGCAGAGGAAGAGAACTGGGCTACTACTCCAGAAGGTGCAGTCGAATGGACAGCAAATGTTGTTGCTCAAGCTCTGCCTTATATGGGAGCGGCATTAACTGGACATGCAGCGGCTGGTGCCCTTGGTTCTATGGCTATTTCTTTCTCAGTAGAAGGCCAGGAAGCATATGACAATGCTAAGAAACGTGGTGCTACAGAGACAGAAGCGAATACTAGCAGGGCTGTAGTTGGTGGAATCAATGCTGTCATAGAGGGTGTCCAGATGGGCAGGCTGCTTAAAGTAGCCAACAAGGGAAAGCACTCACTAACTCAATTTCGTAAACTTGCTGCCCAAAAAGCTTGGGGAAAGATGTGGAAAGAAGGGACAGATTTTGGAAAGGACTTGCTGCTTAATTCAGTAGAGGAAGCGGCAGAAGAATTTATACAACAGGGGGTGTCCTTAACTGTACCTTATTATGTCGAGAGTACCCTAAAGGGAGGCTCAGAATACTTTGACGATAAAGAGATTTTCTCATATCTGTGGGCCAACAAAGAACAGCTAGGAGCAGCGGCTTTGGGTGGGGCTGTGGTATCTCCGTTCCTTGGAGTGGCTAGGGCTGCCATCCCGGCTGCTGCTAATCCTGGTGTTGCACAGATTCAAGCCTTAAAGGACAGAGTACAGGACCAAGGCTGGAGTAATGAGAAGAAGGCAGCTTACATAAGAGACATTGATAAGTTTGCTGAGAAGGTCTATGGTGGAATACCTGATGTAGTGCAGACTCTGAACCCTGAGAATGTAGAGGCCCAGGAAGCACACGCCACCTTGATTGATCGGATGGATGATGTCCTAGATGGAGTAGAGAATAATCGTGCGGCCTATGAAGCAGAGATCAAGGAGACCAGGGCTGAGAGATTTGGGGATGTAGAGAACACTGTCAAAGGGATTATGAATGATCCCAATATAGATGACAGAGCTAAGATGGCTATGGTTCGTAAGGTCATGCAGGGTAAGATGGGCTCCTTGTTTGACTCTCTTATAGAACAGGGGTGGACTCAGGAAGAGTATGACCACTTTATCCACACAACTATGGTAGTCCATCAGGACTCTGCTACTGATTTGCTTAAGTCTTTCTCGGCTTTCCAAAAACTCTTTGAAGATGGGATGATGCCTGAGGTCAATGAACTCAAGTCTCTTGAGCCTATCCTTGGTAGAGCCTTTGTTAAGAAGGCCACCGAGAC